TTATATGCTGGATTGGTTAACTGCTCCTGTCGCTGCTCTTGGTTCTGGTATTGCTGGTTTTTTTGGCCAGCAGTCTACTAATGAAATGAACCGTGATCTTGCTGCTGAAAACACTGCTTTTCAGGAGCGCATGAGTAATACCGCTTATCAACGTCAGGTTAAGGATCTTGAGGCCGCTGGCCTCAATCCTATGCTTGCTTACGTTAAAGGCGGTGGTGCTTCTACCCCTTCGGGTACTGTTATGCCTATGCAGAATTCCGTTTCTGCTGGTGTTTCTTCTGCTGAGTCTGCTGGTCGTGCTTCAAAAGTTGGTTCTGAGGTTGCTAATATCGACCAAGATACTCTTTTGAAGCGTGCTAATGCTTGGTTAACTCTTTCTCAAGAGGATCTTAATTATTCTACTTCTGCTCAAAGGCGGCAGTCTATTGATTTAATGTCTCATCAAGCTAAGAAGATTGCACAGGAAGTTAAGAATATTCCTTTAGAGGGTGAACGCTTAATTGCTGCTGCTAAGCAACTTACTGAAGCGTCTAAGCTCTCAGTTATGCAGCAGGGTACAGAGGTTCAACGTGCCAAACAAATGCAATGGTTGGCTCTTAAGACTATGGTTGAAGGTGATCTTCTTACTTTTGAAGTTAAAGCTATTGAACAGGCTGGTAATTTTGGCAAAGAATTTGGCCAATATAAGCCAGCTGTTGATATGCTGATTGATTTGGTTAATATGCTTAGCAATACGCGTGGACGCTCTTCTGTTTCCACTCGTACTGGTCCCGGTGGTACCACCACCACTACAACTCGGAGTAATTGATGAAATTCGCATCTGCTTATGACAATCACGAAGTGATGTCTACTTCTACTGGTCTCAAGTGTTTGGATTCTTCTTTGACGCAACAGCAGTTCAAAGAAGAGTCTGATATCAACACTATTGTTGATCGTTTTATGAAGACTGGTTACTTGCCTGATCCAGTTTCCATGCCTCAGTATGTTGATTACGAGGGTGTTTTTGATTTTCAGTCTGCTATGAATGTTGTTCGTCAGGCTGACGAAAACTTCATGCGTATGGACGCTAAAGTCCGTGCGCGATTCCACAATTCTCCTCAAGAATTTTTGGAATTTTTTGCTGACCCTGCTAACGTTGATGAGGCGGTGCGCCTTGGTTTGGCTGTTCAAAAGCCTGTCACCAAGGAGACTTCCTCGTTTGATTCAGGGTCTGCTTCTGCTGCGTAAGCAGCTTTAGGCACAGTTCGTTACTTGATGTAACTGTGCCTATTGACACCTTTTTGTTTTTTTGTTCTACTGGAGTCAATCATGAAACCTCTTCATCGTCATAGCGCTAACAAGCATGCTTCTGCTGCTAGTTTTAAACGCAATGTTAAGACCACTAAGATGATCAACATTACTGCTGGTCCTATGCGCGGCGGTATTCGCCTTTAAGGTCCTGTGTGCTCTGCACTTTGGTCTCATCCTCAACACGGCCCCATCAAATGCGGTCAGTGTATAGAGTGTCGTCTTGCTTACTCACGCGAGTGGGCTATCAGGATTACTCACGAACAACAGATGCACAAAGTGTCTTGTATGCTGAACCTCACGTATAACGATGATTGGCTGCCTGAACATGGTCAACTTTATAAAGATGACCTTCAGCGGTTTTTTAAGCGTTTGCGTAAATCCGGCTATAAGTTTCGTTATGTTGCTTCTGGAGAATACGGTGATAAAACCAAGCGACCCCACTTTCATATCGCGCTGTTTGGACTTGATTTTTCGGATGATCGTCGTCCTTTCGGTCGTGCTATTGGCGGAGACCGTACTTTTACTTCTGATGTAGTTGCACGTCATTGGATTAAGGGAAATCATTTAATTGGTACTCTTAATTTTGAGTCGGCAGCATACATTGCCCGATACATCTTGAAAAAGATTAAGGGCTTGCAACAACCTGAGCCATTGTTTACTGATGAAGTAACTGGTGAAGTTGTGTTGCCTAATCCTGAGTTCCTGATTATGTCCAAGGGTATTGGGCGATCATGGTTTAAGGATTACTTCATGTCTGATGTTTTTCCATCAGCATCTGTCGTGACCTCACAAGGGTCACGTGCTCCAGTCCCACGATTTTATAAAACCCTTTTAAAGGAAGTGGGCGCTGATCTTGCATTAGATATGCAATTTCGCTCTTCGGCTCGTGCCGATTTGGAGGTTGAGCGTATCGCGTATGAAAACTTTCCTGTTCGTAAGACTGCTCGTTTTTTGGTCAGTTCTTCACGTTCTAGTCTTTCAAAACGTTCTTTATAATTTTTTAAGGTCAAATCATGATTCATTTTGTTATTTCGGTTAAAGATCGCGCTGCTGAAGTTTTTAACCGTCCTTTTTTTGTTCCTCATCGTAATGTTGCTATTCGCGATTTTACTGATGAAGTTAATCGTGTTGCTGCTGATAATCAGTTGAATAAGCATCCCGATGACTTTGATTTGTATTGTATTGGTCAGTTTAACGATGTTACTGCTGAGTTTTCTTTTGAACCTCCAGTTGTACTTGTTCGTGCCAAGGATGTAATTTCTTCTTGACCCTTGGACCCCCTTTGGGGGTCCTTTTTTTATTTTTGGAGATTTTTATGATGCACAATAAATCCGTGGATGCCCATAATTTTGCTATGGTTCCACGTGCGGATATTCCGCGTTCTCGGTTTTCTATGCAGAAAACTTTGAAAACCACTTTTGATAGTGGTTATTTGGTTCCTATTATGTGCGAAGAGGTTTTACCCGGAGACACATTTAATGTTAATCTCACGATGTTTGGCCGTCTTGCCACGCCAATTTTCCCAGTTTTGGATAATCTCCATTTGGACTCATTCTTCTTTTTTGTTCCTAACAGGCTTGTTTGGAACAATTGGGTTAAGTTTATGGGGGAACAAGATAATCCTTCGGATTCCATTTCTTATACTATCCCTCAACAAGTATCCCCAGCAGGTGGATACGCCATTGGTTCTTTACAGGACTACCTTGGTCTCCCTACCGTTGGCCAAGTTACCGCTGGTAATACGGTTTCACATTCTGCGTTGCCTACCAGAGCCTATAATTTGATTTTTAATCAATGGTTTCGTGATGAGAATTTACAAAATTCCGTTACTGTGGACAAAGGCGATGGACCCGATGCTAACGCTTCCACTAATTACACATTGCTTCGACGCGGCAAGCGTCATGATTATTTCACTAGCGCGTTGCCCTGGCCCCAAAAGGGCGGAACCGCTGTAACTTTGCCTCTTGGTTCTTCTGCTCCTGTTCGTCCTGATGGTAATCAGATTCAGATGAAAGGACTTTCTTCTGGTAGTACACATTCCATTCAGGCTACAGGTGGTTCTGGTGCTTTGATTGGACCTAATTCTCCTTTTACAAATAATGAGGGATTAGCTTTTGGTACACAAACTGGTCTTTATGCTGACTTGTCGGCAGCTACTGCTGCAACCATTAACCAGTTGCGTCAGTCTTTCCAGATTCAAAAGCTATTAGAGCGTGATGCTCGCGGTGGTACTCGTTATACCGAGATTATTCGTTCTCATTTTGGTGTTACTTCTCCTGATGCTCGTTTGCAACGTCCTGAGTACCTTGGTGGTGGTTCTACTCCTATTAATATTTCTCCCATTGCTCAAACCACTGGTACAGGTATTTCAGGTCAAACGACACCTCAGGGTAATTTGGCCGCTATGGGTACTTATTCGGCTAATAACCATGGATTTACTCAATCGTTTGTTGAGCATGGTTATGTTATTGGTGTTGTTTCTGTCCGTGCTGATTTAACTTATCAGCAAGGTTTGCGCCGCCATTGGAGTCGTTCTACACGGTACGATTATTATTTTCCTGCTTTCGCAATGCTTGGTGAACAAGCTATTTTGAATAAGGAAATTTATGTCACTGGCGGTTCTAGTGATTCAGATGTTTTTGGTTATCAAGAACGTTGGGCTGAGTATCGTTATAACCCTTCTGAGATTACTGGATTGTTCCGTTCTACTGCTGCGGGTACTATTGACCCATGGCATTACGCGCAGAAGTTTACTTCTCTTCCTACTCTTAATTCTACTTTCATCCAGGACAATCCTCCTCTTGCTCGTAACTTGGCTGTTGGTACTGGTGCTAATGGTCAGCAGTTTTTGTTGGATGCTTTTTTCAATATTAATGCTGCCCGTCCGTTGCCGATGTACTCGGTTCCCGGTTTGATTGACCACTTCTAATTCCTTGTATGATTCCTTCGGGAATCATATAAGGTAAAGGATTTATATGCTGGATTGGTTAACTGCTCCTGTCGCTGCTCTTGGTTCTGGTATTGCTGGTTTTTTTGGCCAGCAGTCTACTAATGAAATGAACCGTGATCTTGCTGCTGAAAACACTGCTTTT